GCGATCCCCGAACCGCGCCGACGCGCACATATGGGCCCTGGCCGAACTGTTCCCGGCCCTGGTCAAGTCACCCAAGAAAACGGCAGAAGCCGACACAGAAGACCACTACCAAGGGGAAGCCGCATGGATGTCCTGAAACCCGGCCGCATCGCTCTGGGCGGCGCCAGTCTCGATCTCAGCTATTCGGGCATTGTCCCGATCGCCGACCGCGACCGTGTACTAGAAATATCAAACTTGTTTACTTTACGGCAGGAAAGAGGCAATAATCACGCCCATTCCTTGATGCAAGATGTTTGTGAGCAAGCCGACCAGGCTAGCAAACTGCTTTTGCTCATGCCCGAGGCATTCGACCACGGCGGACCGACTACCGCGCAGCTGGTCGACTGGTACACCGGCAAGTTCGGTTTTACCTACCTTCAGCACACCCCCAAAGTCATTTTGATCAGACTGCCGCGTACTGCGGCGCAACAATGGGCAGCTGCACATGGGCATGAATGACACCAATCGCTGGCAAGACAGCGACCTGCTGAAGCGCATCCGCGACTTCACCGATTCCGCCATCAAGGCCGAGAACAGCAACCGCATCGCCGCTGTGGCCGATCTGAAGTTCCTGGCCGGCGACCAGTGGGACGAGGCCACCAAGCGCCAGCGCCAGCTGGAAGGGCGCCCCTGCCTGACGTTCAACCGCCTGCCGACCTACCTGCACCAGGTCACGAACGACCAGCGCCAGAACAAGGTGGGCATCAAGGTGCACCCGGTCGGCCACGGCGCCGACGAGAAGGGCGCCGAGATCTATCAGGGCATGATTCGCCAGATCGAGAACAGCAGCAACGCCGACACGGCCTACGACACCGCCGTGAACAGCGCGGCGGCCATCGGCTTCGGCTTCTGGCGCCTGATCACCGACTACGAGAGCCCGACCAGCTTCAACCAGGTCATCAAGTACGAACGCATCCGCGACGCCCTGAAGGTCTATTTCGACCCGGCCAGCGTGCAGGGCGACGGATCGGACGCGAAGCAGTGCGTGATTGTCTCGGACATGCCCAAGGGCGAGTTCGACCGCACCTACCCGGGCAAGCTGGACGCCTGCAGGACCGCCCTGACCGCGATCGGCAACCAGATCCAGCCCGGGTGGATGACCGACAGCATGGTGCGCGTGGTGGAGTTCTACTACTTCGCCTATGAGGCCAAGACCCTGTATCTGCTGGGCGACGGCACGACCACGACCACCGAACCGCCTGCCGCCGTCAACGTGAAGGCCAAGCGCGCGACCCAGCTGCCCCAGCTGAAGTGGATCAAGGCCTGCGCGGGCGCCGTGCTCGAGCAGACCGACATTATGTGTCAGTGGATCCCGGTCTTCCCGGTATGGGGCGAAGAGCTGGACATTCAGGGCAAGGTGATCCGCAAGGGCATCATTCGCGACGCCAAAGACCCGGCGCAAATGTATAACTTCTGGATGACCAGCGCGACCGAAGAGGTCAGCTTGCGCCCCAAGACCCCATTCATCGGTGCTGAAGGCCAGTTCGAAGGGCACGAAAAGAAGTGGGGGCAGGCGAACAAGCGCAGCTTCGCATACCTGGAATACAAGCCGGTCACCGTCGACGGCGTGATGGCCCCGCCGCCGCAACGGTCCCCGATGGCGGACGTCCCGGTGGGCATGCTGCAGATGGCGCTGCACGCTGCCGACAACATCAAGGCAGTCACCGGCCTGTTCGATTCGTCCCTCGGCGCGCGCGGCAACGCGACCAGCGGCGTCCAGGAGGCGCAGCAGCAGCGCCAGGGCGACGTGGCCAACTTCCATTACATCGACAACCTGCACCGCTCGATTCGTCATTGCGGCCGCTGCCTGGTCGACATGATCCCGCACTACTACGACGCCGCGCGCGTGGTTGAGATCATGCGCGAGAACGGCGAGATCGAATCCATGCCGATCAACCAGCCGGCGACCAACGAAGCCGGCCAGCCGGTCGACGCGCAGGGCCAGCCAGTCGTGGACCCGGTGGCGCAGGTCCAGCACGTCCTGAACGACGTCACGATCGGCCGTTATGGCGTGACCTTCGACGCTGGCCCTGGCTTCGCCACGCAGCGCGAGGAAACCAAGGCTTCGATCATCGAGCTGGGCGGCAAGTGGCCGAAGCTGCTGGACGTGGCCGGCGACGTCGTGGTGGAGAACATGGACTGGATGGGCGCCGAGAAGATCGCGCGCCGCCTGAAGGCATCCATGCCCCAGCAGATCACCGCGGGCGACGAAGGCGAAGACGGACAGCCAGCCGGCCCGGCGCCGCTGCCGCCCGAGATTGAGCAGCACATTCAGAAGGCCGACCAGTTCATCGAACAACTGCAGCAGCAGCTGGCCGAGGCGCAGGCCGGGCACAAGGCCGCGCTGGACAAGGCCCAGCTCGAGGCGGCCAGCCGCGAGGAAGTCGCCCGCATCAATTCGCAAGGCAAGGCCGACGCCGAAGAGATCAAGGGAATGATCGCGATGCTGCTGCAGCACATGCAACCGCCTGCCGCACTGGCCGCCGCCGCCACCCAAACCGAAGATTCCCGCCCCGCTGCCAGCCAAGCAGCGGAACCGGCGCAAACCCTGGCCCAACCGGAGTGATTCCGGGTTCTAAATTCTTGGGATGACCATGCAAACTGAAACCACCGCCCCAGCAGTCGACACCACCGCCACCGCGCCAGCCGGCCAGGTGACCACGACCACGCAGACCACCACCACGCCGCCGGCCAGCGGCCAGGATGGCGCTGCAGGTACGAGTCAGCCAACCGGCACCGCAGCACCCGCAGCTGGCCAAAACGCCGACCAGGGCACGCAGCAGGGCACGCAAGGCCAGGCTGACGGCACCACGACTACCGACAGCACCGAAGCAGAACGCGACGAAGCTGGCCGGTTCAAGTCCAAGATCCAGAAGCGCATTGATGAGCTGACCCATGCGCGCCATGCAGCGGAACGTGAGGCCGCCCGCTGGCGCTCTATCGCAGAAGGAAGCCAGAAGGCTACCCCTGCGCCCCAAGCCCATGAATTCGCCACGGACGAGGAATACGAGGCCGCGCTACTCGATCACCGCATCGATGAACGCGCGCGCCAGCAGGCCGCCGCCAACGCCAAGCATGCCGCAGAGCAGTACCAGCAGGACGCTGAAGGCACCATCGACGCCACCTACGACCAACGCGCGCAGGAAGCTGCACGCCGCATCCCCGACTTCGTGGACGTCGTTGGCAAGGCCGATATCCAGATCACGCACGACATGCTGGGCGCACTGAAGCAGAGCGCGCACGGCCCCGACATCGTGTACGAGCTGGCCAAGAACCCCGCCGAAGCTGCGCGCATCGCTGGCCTGCCAGCTGCGCAGATGTATATGGCGCTGGGCGCAATGGAAGCCAGGGCTGCGGCCACGGCAACCGCTGCACCTGCCGCCGGTTCGGCGCCCGCAGCTGCCGCTGCACCTGCTGCACGCACCACCAACGCCCCGCCGCCCGCCACGCCGGCAGGTTCGGGCGCATCTGCCCCGCCCAACACCGACCCCGCAAACATGTCCATGGACGAATACAAGGCATGGCGTAAGGGGCAGGGCTCGAAATACATCAGCTAACACCACCATCCAAACCCATCCACTTTAGGAACCCGAAATGGCAAACCAACTTGCAACTTGCTCCGTCGTCGCGAAAGAAGCGCTGGCGATCCTGGAAAACCTGCTGACCTTCTCCAAGAACGTCAACCGCGACTACGAGGCCGAATTCACCGAGAACGCGAACCGCGGCTACGCGCCCGGCCAGACCATCCAGATCAAGAAACCTCCGCGCTACCAGTACCGCGCCGGCCGCGTCGCCCAGCCGCAGGCGACCGTGGAACCGACCATCCCGCTGACCCTGCAGCAGGGTGGTTGCGATCTGCAGTTCACCGCCGCAGAGCGCACCCTGAGCGTGACCCGCCTGGAAGACAAGATCGCCGCCGCCGTCGCAGTGGTCGCCAACGAGATCGACCGCCAAGGCCTGGCGCTGGCCCACTACGCCAGCCCGAACGCCCTGAACCCGACCGGCAGCCTGCCGAACACGCAGGATCTGGCGATCGGCGCCATGACCGACCTGAACGCCCGCCTGGACGAAATGGGCGCGCCGCGCGTCAAGGGCCAGCGCACCTTCATCACCGCCCCGCGCCCGCACGGCAACATGGTCAAGGGCCTGGCCGGCATGTTCAACCCGGGCAGCAAGGTCAGCGAGCAGAACAACAGCGGCATGCTGGTGCCGTCGTTCGGCCTGAACCTGGGCATGGACCAGAACGTGGACACGCACACCAACGGCACCCAAGTCGTTACCGGCACCGCTGTCAACGGCGCAGGCCAGGCTGGCGCGTCGATCAACGTGGCAGCGCTGGGCGGCACCATCACCCGCGGCACCGTCATCACTTGGCCGGGCGTGTTCGCCGTGAACCCGCAGAGCCGCAACAGCACCGGCGTGCTGGCGCAGTTCGTGGTGACCGCTGACCTGGCCGCTGGCGCCACCGCTATCCCGGTCTCGCCGCCCCTGGTGGTCAACGGCGCGTTCCAGAACGTGACCGCATCGCCGACCGCTGGCCAGAACTTCCTGATCGTGGGCGCGGCATCGACCAGCTACCAGACCAACATCGCCTACCACAAGGACGCCTTCACCCTGGCCATGGTGCCGATGTGGGCACCGCCGGGCGGCAAGGGCGTCATCGACGTGCACCAGGAGACCAGCAACGGCTTCACGATCAAGGTCACCGAGTTCTACGACGGCACCAACGACGTCCCGATCATGCGTCTGGACGCCCTGTTCGGCTGGGCGGCGCCGTATGCCGAACTGTCGGCCAAGTACTACACCGCCTAAGCCGGCGGCGTCGCGCAGCGCGGGCCCTTGCGGCCCGCTTCATCGAATCCCCATCATCTGAAGGAACCGCATCATGGCAATCAACCTCAACCGCCAATACATGGGCCTGCTGGCCGGCACCGTCGTCGGCCTGTCCAGCAACGTCGAAAACAACCTGATCGCGTCGGGCATGGCATCGGCCAACGCATCGAAGGCCAACATCACCCCGGGCAACGTCGCCTATGCCGGCATCCAGGGCACCGTGGCGATCGCCGTCGGCGCCAACTCGGTGACCATCACCAACCCGCTGATCGACGCCAACACGAAGGTCATGGCCAACATCGCGCAGGCCGCCGCTGACGGCACCCTGACCAGCCTGGTGCGCATCGTGCCGGCCGCCGGTTCGGTGACGATCTACGGCAACGCCAACGCGACCGCCGCCGTCGTGGTCGACTGGTCGATCGTCGCCGCCCCGGGCCTGACCGTCGCGAACTGAACCATTCCCGCGTAAGCGGGAACCCACCACCCCGGCCCGGCCCATCACCACGATGCGCCGGGCATTTTTGGAGCAAACAGCATGCAAACCGCACAATTCCCGATGGTCCTGACCCACCGCAGCAACCCGCACGCGCAGGTGGTGGTGGCCAACGCTGAACAGCTGGCCGAGATCCCGGCCGAATACCTGCCCGAGACCATCGACGGCACGCCGGCCGTCCTGACCGCTGCAGCCGCAATTCCCGGCGTGAACCTGGAAGCCGGCACCAGCACCGCCGTCGACGCCGCCGAGCAGGCCGAGCGCCGGCAGAGCCTGGACGAAGCCGTGGACGAGTTCACGACCCATGTGCAGGCCGAGACCGCGAAGATCGACACCGCGCGCGCCCAGCTCGAGCAGGACCGCGCCACGCTGGGCCAGCAGACCGCTGCCCTGAACGAGCAGATGGAAGCGCTGGCGCGCGAGCGTGCCGAGTTCGAAGCGCAGCGCGCCACCACGACCAGCACCGCAGGAACTGGCGATATCGCTGGCGACACCGGCACCGCTTCGGCAGCTGCAGAGGGCGCGGCAACTGGCGAAACCCCTGCGGCGCCGGCAGCACCTGCCAAGCGCACCCGCGCAGCGGCCAAGGAAGGCGCGTAAATCATGGCCGCGGTTCTGGACCTGATCACGGCAGCACTGGTAAGCGTCAAGGCGCTGGCCGTCGGCGAGACCCCGGGCCCCGACATGACGACGGACGCCCTGGACAAGTTCAACGACGTGCTGGAATCGCTTTCGATCCAGAACCTGGCCGTGTACGCGAGCATCGACACCGTGGTGCCGCTGGTGGCAAATCAGGCGGTCTACATCATCGGGCCGGCAGGCACCGGGCAGCGCCCGCTGTCGATGAACTCGATCGACCTGGCGCGCGTCACCTTCGCCGGTGTCGACTTCCCGCTCGAGATCGTTTCCGACGTCGACTACGACGCCCTGGCAGTGAAGCAGACCCCGGGCGTGCCGACGTGGGCC